AACAACCTCAACAAAACAATATCCAAGTCAATGTTCTTAATAATTTAAAAGCAGATAAAGAAAAATTTGGAATATGAGTATATATACTCCCTACGAAAACTTTATTAAATTAAGACTAAATATCATAGACAAGACCGGAACTATTGTGCCATTTATTCCTAATCCACCACAACAAAGGTTTATGGAAGTGGCCACTGGTAGAGATATTATTTTAAAAGCAAGACAGGAAGGTTTTAGCTCATTAGTTGGTGGAATTTTTACTGCTGATTTTATTCTTGATCCAAATTCTCAATCAGTTGTTATTGCTGATATTACAGAAAATGCTATTGGATTATTAGACAAAGTTAAATTCTACTTAAAGTCTTATGAAGAGAAAATGGGATTCAAGATTCCTCTAAAATATAATTCTAAATACGAATTAGTCAATGAGGTATTAAATTCTAAATATCAAGTTGGTACTGCTGAGAACGTCGAATTTGGAAGGTCTAAAACAATCAAAAACCTTCACATGTCAGAGGCTTTCTTTTATAAACATTTTAGAAAACTATTAGCTTCTGCCCTACAAGCTGTTAGACCTGATGGAAGGGTAATTATTGAATCAACAGCAAATGGGTTTAATGAAGGAAAGGAGTTTTGGGATGATTCTATTGCCGGACTAACAGGATTCAATGCTTTATTCTTTAAGGCTTCAGATTTCTATACGCCAGAGTTTTTAGAGGGTAAGAAAAAAGAACTTGGTAAACTTTATAGTCAAGAATATCCCAACAATGCTGAAGAGGCTTTTTTAAATTCTGGTGATGTTTATTTTAATCGTGAATCGCTTAAGTATTATGGATCATTAATCAGTGAGCCAATAATGGATGGATTAATCTATGTTTAGACAGTATCGAGAAATAAAGAAAGGGGAATTTTTTGTAATCTTTGCCGATACTTCATCTGGTGGGTCAGATTCAAATGCTTGTCAATTTCTAAGTAAAACAATGATTGATGTTCCTCTTGTATATCACCAAAGAGGAATTGCTACTGAAATGACAAATGCTATTTTTCCTGTAATAGAAAAGATTTTTGATGTTACCGGAATTAAACCAATGGTGGCTTATGAAAATAATGCTGGGGGTATTTTTGAATTAGAAAGATTAGCTGCTTTAAATCGAAGTAATAAATATAGCATTTATAAACAAATTACTCACGGTACTACCCAAAGTGAACAGACAGAAAAAATTGGTTGGGTAACCAATACTGCCACAAGACCATTAATGCTTCAAGACCTTAAAAACGCCATAGATAACAAACTTTTAAGAGTCTATGACAAACAAACTGTCGGAGAGTTATATTCTTTCATCATTAACCGACTTGGTAAACCAGAAGCTGAACAAGGATCTCACGATGATCTAGTAATGAGTTTGGCTGGAGCGTGGCAGTTGTATCAGCAATGTGACACCCCACCAACAGATGAAGGCTTTAGTAACGAATTTCCTAATGATGTTTTGTTTAATGATAAAGGACTCTACTAATGGAAATAAACCCTCAAAACAAATGGGCCCATCTTAAAATAGCCGAAGAAATGATCAAGGCAAAAGATTTGTTTTATTTTGAAATGCGAGTCTCAAATAAGATTATTTGCGATGTTGTTTTTAGAGATTTTGATGACTATGCCAAACATAAATCCTAAAGTACTTGAATTACATGTGATTATCGAAAAGATAGCCCGAGAGATAGAGTATGGCGCTGCCTCATTTACAATCCCGATGAATAACGGAATACCCCTCACTGATAAAATTCAAATCACTAAATCAAGACGTTACAAAAAGCCCACAGAATTAGCGAAAACTAATAGTTAGTGTTAGCAGAGTCTTGATTTATTTGCTAATCTATGCTATAATGTACTAATTTAGTAGCTTACTTATAGGTTTTTGCCACAGAATAAGTGGTGTGAACCCCCAAATTGCTGGGGGTATTTTTATGGAAAAAATATCAAACATTATTAAACAAAGGAGACAAGCAGCAGATGATTCCCTCGTCAATAAGAGAGAAATGTGGAAAGAACACGAAAATCTGTTTTTAGGTAATTTAGACGACAAGATAAGTGATAGTACCAAATCAAAAGTCTTTGATCACAAAATATCCACCTATATCATCGAGTCTGAGGCTCGGGTAATGGCACAAGTACCGGTGGGTAAAGTAAAAGCAATTTCCAAGAATGACATGGGAGCCTCAGCTCTGATGAATCTGATTTTGGACAAATACGTTGTCCCCAATGCCAATGCTCAATTACCTTTTCTAGTTAAGTTAAGAATGCTCCATCGAATGAGCAAAATCTATGGAAATGCTTTTTATATGGTGGATTGGGATGTCAAACAGAATGGCTATGTCGGGCCAGATATGTGGCTTATTTCCCCCTGGGATATCTTTCCTCAAGTCGGTGCGACTTCACTTGAAGATTCAGATTACATAATCGTCCGGTCTTGGAAACCACTATCTTTCTTTGAAAAACTACGCAAAGCCGATGGCTATAAAAACCTTGATACAGTCATCACTAAACTTAAACAAAGCACTGGTGATAAACAAAGTCGTGATTCAGATTCTAAAACTCAAAGAGAAGAAGACATGGAAACTGGAGTCTCGGGTACTAAAGGTGATGGATTCTATGAAGTCTTGTCAATGTATGAACGTGATAGGTGGGTAGATGTTGTCCCTGCGGCTGAATATACTGTCATTCGAGATGGTAAGAATCGAGGCATTGAAGGAGAACTCCCCGTGGGGAATAAGTGGGCAATTCCTATGTTTGAAGACTTTATGGGTATGGGCGATGTCGAAAGAGGTAAGTCAATGCAATACGTGATGAACTCCGCCTGGAATCTTGCTTTAGACTCAGCTAAAATGTCTATTTTCCCTCCGGTAATCTTTAATAAAGATATTATCATCCCCTCGTCAATTAAACGTGTCGCTGGGGCCAACTGGATAGCTCGAGGTAACCCTCAACTCGCTGCTCAAGCAATTCAATTAAGTCCTCAAGGGATTCAAACCTTTCAGAGTATCTATCAGAGTGCTAATGCCGCTCTGTTAAACCAATTTGGAACCACTGATACTACTATTTCCTCAAATATAGACAATTCATTTGGTAAGACTCCACAAGCTCTAAAACAACAGGCTGCTAGAGAAAATTCAAGAGACGCCTGGGATAAATTCTACATTGAAATTGCCATCAACCAAATAATGAAAAAGATGGTCAATCTCGTCTCTCAAAAACAATCCTCAGCGATAAGTGTTCGTCTCTTTGGTGAAGAGATTAAAACCTTATTCAAAAAATATCCTGAACTACAAAGTCAATACGATCCAAAGACTGGAAACCTAAAGATTAACAAGAGTCAAACAGGTTCGGTCCTCTACGATTACGAAATGGTCTCTGGTTCGTCATTTGCAGTTGATAAACAAGCCCAACAGGAAAACATTTTAGCTCTAATAAACCTACTTCTACAAAATGCTCAAATGGGACAACAAGGGATTACCTCGCCATTTTTAGAACTCTTAAAAGTAGAAGGAACATCAATCAAATTCAGTAAACTATTAACTTCATTAGTCTCAGAAAACATCAATAACTGGGATGAAATAGTTGACTCTCAAGACTCAGAAAAAACCCCTGCTGAAGAAGATGACGCAGTTATGGAACAGCACAAACAACAATTTATGGATTTAGTGGCCAAGATAGACGAGGGGGATATATCACAAATTCCTCCAACTCAAGGTGTATCTCAAGATATGCCACAACAAATGCCACAAGGAGGAATGAATGTCAGCAATCAAGCCGGACTTCCACAGTATTAAAGGCGTGTGGGAGGAAACCAAAAAACAAGAACTAGAAAAGAAAGGGATTGACCCCCAAGACGCCGCTTTTCACACCCTAGCTCAAATGGAGTTATGGCAGAACCTTAAAAGCTATATTCAAACATTAAAAGACGGACTTGATGCTCAACTAACAGTAGCTGTCGATTCAGGATTAAGTCGTGAGGATATAGGAGATAGAACCATTATGGTAACTCTAGCCAAAGGTTTACTCAATTCGATTATTAATAAAGTGGAGGATTCTTCGGAAGTAGTCGAAGAGATGAAGGATGACAAATGATAGTCAAAACAGCTCTTATCAAACCAACCAAGAGACTATTTCAGAAAATGAGATATATAGCGACTCACGTTCTTCCCCCGATTCAAAAACTAGGGACTCAGGAGAAGTAGGTGAAGCACTGGACTTTAACAATCCGGATTACTCTTTTATCCCAAAAGGGTATCACGAATGGCGACAACGAGGACCATATTGTATATGCACAAGTTGTGAACTCGAACACGCCATTTATTTAGGTATGGATAAATTACTAATTGGAATTGATGAAAAAGGTCAACCAATAGTCAAGAAGAAGGTTTAAAAAGGTTTAACTGGGTACAGGTTCCTCCTACCTGTATCCAATTAAGTCTTTTTACCTGATCCGTAGAAAACTTACGTCTCGGTGAACGATACCACTGCTTAATAGTTCAATATGCAATGCCAGAAGAACAAAACTTGACGGAAAATAATGACGTTGAATTAAACAACGCTACTGAATCGTCGATAGTAGAAACAAATACATCGGAACCTGATAATGCCGAATCTAATGAGGTCGATCAACCCACAGAGGAAGAAGCTAATCAAGAGGAAGGTGAAAAAAAGGAGACGGGTGCGAGCAAACGTATCCAAGGGCTAGTTAGAGATAAAAAACAACTTCAAGAGAAAGTTGAAGACCTGTCTACTAAGTTAGAGACATTCACACAAGGGCTTAACAATTATGAGCCAAATACACCCAATTATGGGGAAGGTGAAAGAGATTTAACTTTAGACGATTTAAGGGCTTTAACTCGAATGGAGATTGAAAAAGAAAAAGCTATCAATCGTATCAATAATGAAGCGAAAGAGGCTGTATCTAAATATCCCCAACTTGACCCAAAGAGCGATTCGTTTGACCCCGATTTAAACGATAGTGTCACTACTACTGTATATCATGCGGTTAGAGGTAATCCGACCACTTCGGTAACGTCTTTAGTAGACAAACTTATGAAACCGTTTACAAAATCGGTAGAGAGTGCCGTCGCTTCAGAAAAAAAAGAACTCGCTAAACAGGCTGCCGAGTCTGCCATGAGACCTTCAAGCCATGTCGATAAAACTGAGAAATCAGTCGAAGATATGAGTATTGAAGAAATCAAGGAAAAGTACGGTGTCGTTTATTAATTTCTATTTAGTTAAATAATATGGCTGCAGAAACAACCCTAACCCTCTCTAATGAGATGATGACTCTCTACTCGAAAGTCTTCCTCAAAAGAAATGAGTGGGAACAGGTGATGGAAGAAGGCGCACAGAAACAAACGAGAAGTCAAAATGAAGGGAAATCAATTCTTTTCAATAGATATGCTCCTTTGTCTGTCGCTACTACTCCATTAACCGAAGGTGCAAATCCTTCAGAAGTATCTTTGTCCTCAAGCACAGTAACCGCTACTCTTTCAGAATACGGTAACCTTGCTAAAATCGGTAAATTCTTATCATTAACTTCGGTTGATGTTAAAAATGCCGAAAAAATTGCTCTTTTTGGGCAAAACATGAGGGAAACCTTAGACACTTTGGTTCGTGACAACGGTCTCGAAGGTGGTACTGCTCGATTAGCTGGTGGAAAGTCTCTGATTTCTGATGTCGCTGCAAGTGATGTCATTTCAGCTGCTGAAATCCGCAAAGTCGTGCGTACTCTCGAAGCCGCTTATGCTCCAACTTATGATGATGGATATTTCATCGGAAAAGTTGGTCCGTTCGTCAAAGCAGACCTATTGGCTGATAGCACTTGGATTAATTCCAAAGTTTACTCCGATGTCAAGAAATTGTATCGAGGTGAAATGGGCGAATTGTATGGTGTCCGATTCTTGCTAAGCAAGAACCAAAAGACAACCAGCTCTACCGCTACTGTCTATCACAACTACATTCACGGAAGTAACTCCTTTGGAGTTTACGACCTTGAGGGTGATCAACCCAAACTGAATATTATACCTTCTTCAAGTCTCGATTCTTATAATCCTGCCGGAAGATTCAGTATGATTTCATGGGCTGGCTCCTTTGTAGCTAAGGCCTTAGTCGCTGCTTGGATCTCAGTACTTAAAACTGGTGCAACCCAGTAATTAGTTACTAACCACCCTGGGGTCCATTTGTGGACTCTAGGAGGTTGTTAATTAAACAAGGAGAAAAGAATGCAAAAACGTTTAAAACCCACCGAAGGGTATTTAGTTATTAAGCCGATAGTTCAGGAGACGAAAACCGCCTCCGGTATTATTTTGGCAGAAAAGTCTGACATTCACCTTGCTGTCGAGGGGGAAGTGATTGCCATTAATGGTGAAAACCCTCCCTGTAAGGTTGGAGATACAGTCGTCTATCAGGAGTGGAGTGGTAAAGATTGGAATAAACAATTAATTTTAAAGTTTGAAGACATAATGGCGGTGGTGGAATATGTTTGATGTTTCACGAGTCGAAGATTTGTCTCATCTTAAAACTCTTTATTACAAAGAGACTAATCCCCTAAAGAGAAATAAATATAAAAGCATGATTAATAAACTCTTAACTCAAAATAAAGACACTGTTGAAAAAAGAGCCTATCTAGTTAATGCGATTCGCAATAACAGAACAGGAGCGGTTAAAGAAATTTCTAGTTATCTATTCAAAAAAAATGGTGGACACGACATTCCGGACTCCAATTAAACAAGTAGAAAGTGAGCCTGAGATAATGCCAAAGAGGGCAGACTCTAAACCTTCAGTTGAAACTGAATCTTTTTTAGGTTATGAGACAGAGAACTCTCCTTATCTATCAAAATATTATGATGTCGAGAATGTTTGGAGTGATCCGTCAGCTGGTTTTAAAGAAGACTTTGACTTTATTAATAATTACTTTAAAGACAAGATAAACAAAGGGGAAATGACTGATAGTATTGAAGCGGTTAAAGACAAAATAAAGTGGATTGAAAAACTAGCTAATATCGACAAAAACGAACGAATAGTAATGAAAATAGAAAAAACTAAAGCCTTTATTAGATTCTTAAAAGAAACAGACCAAATAAAAGTTAATGGAGCCAAGTATGCGACAAGGTAAGCCAATTACATATCAAACCCCCCAAGAGTTACAAAACCAATCTTTTGATCGTGATTATCAAGTCAATGTAGTCGAATCAATGACCGTCAATCCGGTTACTGGAAACATCGAAAGACCGGTAGCCATTCAGGGTAATGCATCAATCTCTATTACCGAATCCGTGTTGGGCTCAGTTACTACTAAAGTTATTACCAAAACCATCGGATCGACTTCGTATCAAAAAACTATCACTCAAGACAGTAGTGATAATTCAGTTAGTGTTTCCACTTGGAGTGAAGTCTAATGAAATACAAGAAAGACGACTATTCTTTAGTAAACGAAAAAATAGTTAAAGGGATTATCTATACCGTTTGGAGATGTAATGATAAACCTAAAAAAACTATTATGACCCATGAGGGGAAAACTGTAGAATTGGATAATCTTAAAGAAACTTGGAGGAAACTAAAATGAGTAAATATGTCGCAATAGCAGATGGAAATTGGAGTAACACCGCTACTTGGGGTACTGGAACAAATACGGCATCTACCCATGCTTCAACAACTCTAACAATAACCACAAACTACACAGAGAAGTTTACCGCACCCAGCACTTCAGATGATTGTCTAGGGGCTATCTTTACTATTTCCACAATCCCTACTTCAACTTACTCTTATACAATTACTTTACAGGAAAATGAGGTAGATACCGCAGCCGCAGTTACTATCGCAGGGACAGAACTCAGTTCGTATGGAATGTTCTTTGCTAAGTTTGCATCTGCCTATACATTTACCTCAACGACAGCCAGTTACTACCGATTTAAGATAGTGGCTTCAGGTTCTGGGACAACTGCTTTGAAAATGAGGGCTGATTCAGGTGGAACTCTCGTGGCTTTCCAAGCAGTAGATGACAGACCTCCCGCAGCCGCACCCACAACAGGCGATGATGTTTGGATTATCGGTGGCAATCAAACAGGGACAGTTTCAGTTACTTTAGATGGAACTAAACTTGTTGGAACTGGAACGGATAGTATCGGCTCTGCAACCTCTTTTAACCAAGCGGTCTATATTGGAACTGGCGGACTTTTAACATGGGATACTGCTGCTTCAGCGACACTCACTTGTAAAGGATATATATCAGTAAACGGTATTAAGGCTAATCCTGGAGAACTTAGAATTGGAACTGTTGCCTCTCCATATCCTGTGGCTAATACAGCACAGTTGATATTTGATAATTATGGAACTTCTGGTAAATCAGGTATGTATAACGGTGGCCAGAGTTCAATAAACTACGGTAAAATTCAATTACATGGTGTTGCCAGACCAGATACAACTAAATGGAAAACCATGCTTTCTTCGGGAACTGGTACGGTGGCAGACCCAATTGTGTTAGCCGATGCAGTTGGTTGGACTACGGGGGATGAGGTTATCGTAACCACAACCTCGGCTTGTCCTCACTCTTACAGGGCGGATGAAAACGAACTGGCAACCATAACTAGAGTAGATGATTCTACTTATTCTTTAGTGGGTAATTTAGACCCAGTTAATGGTGATTTTGAAGCGTCTGATTGGGCTGGTTGGACAAAGGCTGGAACTTACGCCATAGAAACTGCTAGTGTTCATGGTGGGGCAAAGGCAGCCAAAATAACTTATACTGTTGGTGGTTCGTATATTTATCAAGACTTCTTTATTAAAGCAGGGGCTGTCTGTACTCTAAAGTTCTGGACAAGGGGGGATGGAACAAATCAAGGACAGTATCAGGTATATCGGGCAAATTCAACTGCGGCTGACATTGTGGCTAAAAAAACAACAGGAGTTACTTCTACAACTTGGACAGAGGTTACTGAAACATTTACTGCCCCAGCAGGATGTTATCAAGTAAGGGTATATTTTCATCAACCAGTTGCGGCAGGAGATGCCTATTTTGACGATGTTACTCTAACTTACGCAGGACTTCAGTACACTCATACTGCCAATAAAGCATGGGTGTTAAATGTAACCAGAAATGTAGTTGTCAAATCAATCGGAAATGTTGAGGGATGGGGTGGACAGGCTGGTTCTTATTCTCCCTTTCTTGGACTTACTACAACAACCTTAGACTTTGATTGGGTTAGGTTTAATAATTTAAGAGGACCAATTTGTGGGAATTATGCCGCAGCTGGAGTATCTTATCATTCGGTGGATTACTGTGTTTTTATGGTTCCAGTAAGCAATAATTCTTCTGGGATTATGGGTTGGACAAGACACAATTCGTATGGAGTGGAAGAGTCAGAAACTTTTACTGGAAATATTGCTTACAAAGGTGGTGCTAAGGATGCTGTTTACAACATGAGTGCCTTTAATAAAAACTTAGTGGACTGCTTTGCTATTCAGGTGAATGGCTTTGCGTGTAGTTCGTTTAGGTCTGCTGGAGAATGTACCATGACTAGATGTATCTCTCTCTCACAATACACTCCTGATTCTGGGGGGGGTTTTCATTTGGCTGGAACTGGCATTAAGTGTATTGATTGTGAGGTTCAGTCTGTTTTCAAGCAACCAATATATGTTGAATCCCCCTCGGTAGCCATATTTACCAGACAATTACATGGGACTAAGGCTTCGGCAAATACTCTCTATCCTGGGGATATCTTATCTCCTTCTTATAGTGACTTAACCTTCAGAGATTGTACTTTTCAATTCGCCTTTCCCAACGGTACTCGCAATACTTTAGCAGGTAGTACCCCATCCTCTGTATGGAAGATACAAAACTCTGGGGGGTTGGGAACAAATGTAGATTTTGTCATGAAACAGATGGGTTATCTATACAGAACAGGTCCATCGCTTACCGATACTACCGCACATACTTCAGGTGGTTATGCTTTGAGGTTTCAACCAACCACCTCAACCACAGCACTTCCTTGGACATTTACTGTTTCTACAGGTAATACCCAAACCTACGAAACAACTATTTCAGTTTGGGTGAAGATAAATAACGCTGCCTATTATGCAGGGACACACCAGAACCCGACTCTAAGAATTGACTATGATAATGGAACGGTAGTAACTGATGTTGCTACAGATACAACTGACTGGCAACTATTAACTAAGGCATTTACTCCAACTACAACCTTCGGACAGGTAACGATAACTATAGACGGATATACAGACGCTACTACGACCGATGCTTATTTTTATGTAGATGATTTTGATATTGCCTACCCATCAGGGTATGCAGTCAACTTGGGTAAACTAGATGTTTGGGCTGATGGTAGTCCTATTACTCCTTCTTCAGATACAACTGGTTATCTTTCTTATGACTGGACACAAGACCCGTATGTAGTTCACACCGAAGAACAGGCTAATGCCCTAACAGGGATTGCCCTTAACTACACCCTAAAGACAATGGCGGTTACCGAGAGTCATTCCATCACCGAACTTTACGAATACTGTAAGGCTTCCGCTAGAACCGCAGGGGTGGTACAAGCGTTCTCAACTAAAGACGGAATTACCTACAAACTCTCAGGTGGGTGGACAATGACCATTGGAGAGATAGATATAACTGGAACTCCGTTCTTAGACTTAAATGGGACAGTCCTAGACTTCCCCACAGCCGCTTCCATGACTCCAACCCTAAGAAACGGAAGTATAGTCCTAACTGATGCTGGAACTATCTCTTGTAACATGACAGGAATTTCCATTGACTATCAGGGAGCAGGAACATTCAACCATTCAAACTCAACCACAAGTGGAACAATTACTGTAGATACAACTACAGAGGACACAGTCTTGGCTCAATTTGCCCCAGGAACAACAGTTACTAACCTAGATGAGGTTAATATCACAGTAGAAAATGCTGCAACGGTAGATATAACGGTCAATAACATAATCGCTGGTTCACGAATCCAAATTTATGACACCGACTCAGATACGGAGATGTATAACGAAGTAGTGGCAGGAACCTCCTTTACAGACTCAATTACCTATACAGGAGATATCAATGTCAGAATAAGACTGATGTATGTAGATGGTGTTAATGCGTACAAGTGGTACACCGCTACAGCGACTATCACTTCAACAGGATTTAATGTCAATGCGGCTCAGGAAGTTAATAGTGTTTATGAGGCAAATAACATAGATGGCTCAACAGTTACAGAGTGTTCAGTCTCAGGAACCACTATCAGAATTTATGTAGATGACCCCGATAATACGACTACGGCTCAGCGAATTTATAACTGGTATCAGTACCTTCTCTTTACCGAGGCAGGTATCAGGGAGCAAGATGGGAGTTATGTTACCGCTACTGACCAAACCCACTATGTTTTTGCTGATACGATGAAGATAATCAATTCTGATACATCTAATCCTCTTAATCTGACAGGAGCAAATATCGTCCCAGTCACAGGAGCAGCCACTAATATTTTTGATTTAACCAATGGGGCTTCTATTGCTCTTAACTTTAATCGGGTAGAAGGCTTTTCCTATTCCTCTGGAAGCGGACTGGATGCAGCTCAGGCAGCCATGCTCTCAACTATCAACGACAATGCTGCTACCACAGATGAAAAAGTCCAAACCCTTAAAAATCCATCTTTGATAATAGACGGAGAGATAATTATCTAGCAGACACTAGACATTACTGCTAAGTTGTGATATATTACTTAAGGTAATAAATTGAAATATATTTTAGCCGCT